GAATTACCCTATCTTCTCTTCGCAAGTAAATTGTCTGAAAAGATTCCGGTGAAAGCTTTATAATATCTACTGCCATTTATTATACCTCTTTATACCAATAAAGAATGTTTTCATCATTATCGGGGTCTCTAGTCCAATCCACAACATCTTGGCCTTGTTTGCCAGATACATCAGTATATTTTTCAATTAGAAAATCATTAAAAGTTTTTTCATCCATAGGCCATTCGTGATATGGATCAATTATATTATTTGCAAGATAAACAAGCCAAACATAATCAACGGATCCATAATAAAATAGAGCAACATCTTCTGCTCTCATATCATCTTTTACAGTATATGGCAAATATAAAAAAGGATTTGTGGATAGATAAGAAGAAAATCTGTTACGTCGAGTAATATCTCTTACTCTTTTTCCTTGGTATTCTATAATAGGAAAACTTTGAAAGTATTTAGCCATTAGTTGCTCCCCAGTCCGCCCAGGCCTGCTGAGGCGCTATCATTAATTACTTGCGTTGCAACACCATTCCCACTATAATCATTTGACACGTGGATTTCGAGTTCTTGCAATGCAATTGTTAAAACCACCGCACCCGGTTTGCCACCTTCCATAAGCGGTACAGTACCCGGTGCACCATAATCAAGTGTTACGTTTTGGATCATGCAAGGTTTGTATGCTGGGAAATGTTGCTCGTTAACTCCTAAAAGTTTTATTTCAACAACACTAGGATAATTAAGAAAGGCTCTACGGATATTTGGACCTGCGGTTTGACCTACATCTACTGCCGCGGGTAATGATTTTTCTTTTAAGAATCTTGTAATATTTCTAATTATGTCAGAATCTTCGGAACTGTGTGGATATAATTCCCAAGTAAAACTGTGAGATTTGAGATTTACACCTTCAAACGCGAGTGTTTCTTTGGGGTTAGTTATATTTCCTGCATATACACCTACACTTCTTCCAATGTCACCAGGCAGAAATGTCCGCAGAAGATACGCTGAAGATGCAGCTGCATCCTTAATTGATACAGAAGCTAATGCATTTGTGATACTTTCAACTAACTTACCACCACCGCCTTCTCCTGTGAAGCTAGCAAGGCCCGCTCCAGCTTGTTGAACAATTTTTGCCAAATCTCCTGTAATTGAACTTGCAGCAGCACCAATATCGGCAAGAGATGCCGTACTAGAGGCTTTACCAGTTAAATATCCTGCAATACCCTCAGTTACTAAACTTCTTTCAAACCCGTTTAGTCTTAAGTCTGTTTGGTCGTTTAATTGCTTTGGAAACGGAAGTTCAATCCCCGCAGATCCTGCTAATGTTGTAGTAATTTCTGCTTGAGAATATACGGTACGTCCGTTATTTCTTTGTCCCACACTTTCGTATGCTACTCTGTCTTTATATTGGTAATCTTTAAATATCAATAACATCGAATGTGCTTCCGGTCTACTAGGAAACGACATAAATTTACTTTGAGATTGGGATCTCCTGTATTCATCAGCTTTTCTTGGACTGGCCATTTCAAATCCCTTGTGTTTTATATAAATAGCTTTATAATACTTATTTATACTAAAAAAATGTGATTTGGAAATGGCTTATAAAGGAAGGTTTAGACCTAAAAATCCTTCAAAATACAAAGGTGATCCTACAAAAATTATCTATAGATCGTTGTGGGAATTTAAATTTTTTCGTACGGTTGACGAGCACCCAGATGTATTGTGGTGGCAATCTGAAGAAGTTATAGTACCTTATGTTTCACCTATTGATGGACGCAGGCATAGATATTATCCCGATGTGGTTGTACATAAAAAATTACCAAACGGAACACGCAAGACTGTAATGATTGAAATTAAACCATATAAACAAACGTTACCTCCGGATATTAAAAAGAAGAATAATACACCTTCTGGTAGAATATCCAGACGATATTTAAATGAGGTAAAAACATATGGAGTTAATGAGGCAAAATGGAAAGCTGCAAGGAATTTTTGTGCGGATAGAAACTGGGATTTTATAATTATGACCGAAAAAGAACTAGGAATAAAGTAATGGTTGCAAAAGTTTTTGACGATATTCTATTGAAAGGTATTCGAGCAGGGCAGGTACCTGCAAGAACGGATAAAGCAAGAGAATGGTATCGAAATCAAGCAAAGACCGTTTCAAAAGGTAGAGTTGCACCCGAAAAGCTTGTCAGAGAAATGGGAACGGATCGCTATAAGGCCGCAGGTAGATTTCGCATTGGTGAGATGTATATGTTTAGTTATGATCCTAAAAATAAAGAAACGTTACCATACTATGATATGTTTCCTTTAATATTTCCCATAGGCCGAGCAAAAGGTGGATTTTTAGGGCTTAACATGCATTATCTGCCACCTATACTGAGAGCAAAACTTATGGATGCTTTGTATGATACCATAAGCAATGATAAATATGATGAAAATACAAGATTGAGGTTGAATTACGGAACACTTGCGGCTGCACAAAAATTCAAGGAATTTAAACCTTGTATAAAACATTATCTTTTTCAGCACGTAAGAACAAAATTGGTTTATGTAAATCCTACCGAATGGGATGTAGCTTTGTTTTTACCAACCGCAAGATTTTCTGGCGCAAGTAAGAGTAAAGTATATGCGGAATCTCGAAAAATAATTAGAGGAAGATAATAGATGTCTTTTAACATATCTCAATTTAAAGCTGAGCTTGACTCACGAGGTGGACCTTCACGTGGATCCTTGTTTGAGGTAACTGTAACTCCAGTACATAGAAATACTGTTGCAGGGATGGATGCTAGGTCATTACGATTCTTTTGTCAATCTGCAACTGTACCCAATATTAACTTGCAAACTCAAGAATATGCGCCCGTTGCAAGTAATCCAATATTTTATCCTACTGCTATTTCCGCATCACAATTCAATGCTATTTTTATGATGGATTCCGAGCACAAAGTATTGCAGTTCTTTCATCAATGGATGCAAGCAGTTATGAATTATGGAACTAAAGGCGGTAAATTTTCGTCTGTGGGAAATAAATTACCTTTTGAAATGGGATATATGAAAGATTATGGCGCACGAATATCAATTAAACATTATACTACCGATTCAGATAATAACCGCTACTACGAAACAATATTAGATGGCGCCTATCCAACCGGTATGGGAGAAACGAATTTGTCTTGGTCAGATAATGATAACTTTCTCACATTGCCTATAAAATTTGCTTTTGAAAGAATTGAGTTTTCAGGAGAACTTGAAGGAAATCCACTAGGTTTATATGGCCGTGGAAATGGTTTATTATCAACACTCGGAGCACTTGCAGGATTTGCAGGTACTGTACAGCAAACCGTAAAGCAGGGCACGAAATTCAATAGTGTGCAGGATGCTATTAATAGAATTTATAGGGTAGACAATTCGCTGAACAAACTTGTAAATACACTTGGATAGATTATAGGAGATTATAGTATGGGATTACCCAAAATTGACTTACCTTTATTTGAAATGAAATTGCCATCGACAGGCAAAAAAATTAAATATAGAGGCTTTACAGTAAAAGAAGAAAAAATACTTTTAGTTGCTCAAGAATCTGACGATTCGGAACAAGAAATACTAGCAACAAAACAGATTATTAATAACTGTTTAATTAACGTAGACGTTGGCACACTTTCAATGTTTGATTTGGAATATATTTTACTTTTATTAAGATCAAAATCAGTAAATAATAACGTTTCATTTATGATAACAGACGAAGATACAAAAGAACAAATTCCTATGGAACTTGATATTGATAATGTTACAGTTTACAAAGATAAAAGCCACTCTAAAGAAATTAAAATCAACGATGAATATACACTCTATCTAAAATATCCTACAATAGATCAGTTTATAAAAATAGCACAAACATTAGAAAATGATCCTTTGGCAAATTACTTTATTATGACTTCTTGCTTGGACAAAGTTGCATCAGAAGACGAGGTTCACGATTTTAAAGATTATACAGACGCTCAGATAGATGAATTTATGGATAATATGAATAGTGATGTTGTGCAAGGTGTGCAAAGATTTTTTGAAACTATGCCTAAAGTTAGACACCAAATGAGTTATACAAATAAGAATGGTAACGAGAAAACATTTGTAGTAGAAGGAATGAAAAGTTTTTTTATCTAGTGCTGAGTCATTTAACATTGGGTGAATATTATAAAATGACTTTCTCCTTGGCTCAGCACCATAAATATTCAATAAGTGATATAGAAGCTTTAATGCCTTATGAACGGGATTTATATTTTCAAATGTTAGTTAACCATATAGAAAAGCAAAACGAAAACGGATAATAAAAATGGCAACACCTTTATCAGATGAAACGAAGGCTATAATTGAGACCCTCAAGAATGAGGGTGATCTTGTTAGAAATCGTGGCAAAAATTCTATAAGAGAAGTTAACATCAAATTAGATAAATTCATGCCGGTGTTTCAAAACATCAAGAATGAAATGATGATGCAAACGGATCTCTTAAGAAAACAAGCCAAAATGGCTAAAGATGATGCCGAACTTAGAAGAAGACGTGCTGATTACGATGAACTCAATCCTCCCGCATCCGTGGTCGCACCGTCACTTCAAAGCCCACCATCCACTGCCGATGATGATAGCAATGCAGACAAAAAGCTTGGTGTAGTTGCTGCCCTAATGGAAGGCGGTATTATGGGCAATCTTAAGGACCTTTTTCTTTTGAGTGCTGGTGGTTTTGGTATGTATAATCTTGCAAAGGGGTTTATTGACGAGAAATATGATG